GCCCAAATACCCCCTCTAAGGAGTCTCCTAGACCCCCCCCTACGTCACGCGTGGCCCGACACCACGACCTTTTCTTACGTGGTCACCACGACAAAACAGCCTGTTGACAATGAAGCCCTGTGATTTGAAAACCCGGCAGCTCGCCGAGTTCGCCCGGGCCGAAAAGGCCAAGCGAGACGCGGCAATCGTCGAAGCGTACAAGCGCTGCGGAACTATCCACTCAACGCGTAAGGCTTTTGACTTTACGCACTCACGCGAGGTAGTCAGAAGGGCCATCAGCAAAGCCGGTGTTTACGACAAGTGTAAGCGTGACCAAGTGCTTATTCATAAGTTCAAGCCTAGCCCGAATAAGTCCAAGTGGGACGATCGCTCGTATTCAAGGTCGCACGGGTCAGAACTGCATATGCAGATCGAAGCAGAGCAGATGCTCAAGGACGCAAATATCATGCACGCTCGCCACATCCAGCGCGAGGTGCAGGTTCCTGGCTGTCAGATGCGGGCAGACTTGGCCGGATACAACTGGGCAATCGAGACCAAGAAAGAATGTTCGTCCCAAGGTATGCTTACGGTCATGGCTCAGTGCCTGGTCTATCGCAAGCACCTGAACAAGCGGCACGTCTGCATCATGCTTCCAGACGACATCGAGCCTGCCGCCTTCTACGTCACCGAGTGCCTGTCATACGGCATCCCGGTCATCAAGATGTCCCAGTTAGTCTGGTGGGTTAACACCGTTCAGAACGATGCCCAGCCAAACTGAAATCGCCGAGGCCCTTGGCCTCACTCGACAGCGCGTCTCCATCCTGGTCAAGAAGGGTATGCCCATCGACTCGGTCGAGGCCGCCACCGCTTGGAGGCAATCGCAGGAGGATGCCCGGGTCCGCAAGGCGCCGACCGCACCTGAGCAGCTCGACGACGGCTCGCTGTCTGCCACCATCGAGGAGCACCGCACCTTGGTCGGTCGGGCGCGTGGGGTATGGCAGTCTGCCATGGAACAGGGCGATCCGCATCAAGGCAAATACCAGTCAGCCTATAACGCCTCTCTGAAGTCTCTCATTCAGCTCGAGGAAGAGCAGGAGCGTAGGCTCATCCTGACCAAGGATTACATCTCTGCGAAGGAAGCGACCGAAGCCATGCGCGACATGACTGCGGCCATCGTGAACCGACTCGACAAACTTGCCCTCGACGTGGCCGAAGGGTGCAATCCCGAAAACCCCGCGAAGGCCGTGAAGGTGCTCGAGGCTTGGGTGCGCCGCGTGAAGGCCGAACTCTCATCGTCAGACGAATGACACCGCAACTAATCAACGGCGACTGCTTGACCGAGATGGCTAAACTGCCAGCCCGAAGCGTTGACCTTATCCTAACCGACCCGCCTTACTTCAAGGTAAAGTCCGACGCATGGGACAGGCAGTGGGAGAAACCTGCCGAGTTCCTGCAGTGGCTCGACGCAATCGCCGCAGAATGGCAACGCATCCTCAAGCCTAACGGCTCGCTGTATTGCTTCGCCTCACCGCAAATGGCAGCCCGGGTCGAGTGCCAGATCATGGAACGCTTCAAGGTTTTGAACGCTATCATTTGGGCCAAGAACCATACGAAGGCCGGAAGCATAGCAAGGAGGGTTTGCGTTGCCGACCTTAGGAGTTTTTTCCCTGAGCAAGAACGCATCATCTTTGCGGAGCACTATGGGGCCGACAACATGGCGAAGGGTGAAGCAGGGTATGCCGCCAAGTGCGACGAGCTGAGGGGCTTCCTGTTTGAGCCGCTTCGGTCATACCTTGTGGCCGAACGTGACAGGGCAGGGCATACGACAAAGACCATCTGCGAGGCCCTCAAGTGCACGACGGCCAGCCATTACTTCTCAAAGTCTCAGTGGGCTTTGCCGACCGAGAAACACTACCAGTCCATGCGCGACCTGTTCAATAAGTCAGGCCCCTACGAATACCTCCGCAAGGACTACGAAGACCTCCGCAAGGACTACGAAGACCTCCGCAAGGACTACGAAGACCTCCGCAAGGACTACGAAGACCTCCGGCGTCCCTTCTCGGTTTCGTCCTCAGTGCCTTACACTGACGTATGGACGTTTGAAACCGTGCAAGGCTACAAAGGAAAGCACCCCTGCGAGAAGCCCCAGAAACTACTGCGCCACATCATCGAGGCATCCTCCCGCCCTGGCGACGTTGTCCTCGACTGCTTCCTCGGGTCGGGTAGCACGGGCATCGCTTGCCGCGAGCTGGGCCGCAAGTTCATCGGCATCGAACTAGACCCCGAATACTTCCGAAAGGCATCCGAGGCAATCAACGGAGGAGGGCTGTTGCATGAACAAGAGTGACCTTCTCCGCGTAGGCCGTGACGTGCTGCGTCCGTCCGACTCGGGAGATGTAGTCCAGTGGCTTGAGGACAACGTCCACGCCATCCCTGACTCGCCGATGCCCGGGCCGTTCCGCTCTGACCGCACGCCGTGGGTCGCCGAGGCCCTGCGCATCGCCGCCGATCCAGAGACCAAACTCCTGACCGTCCTCGCCAGCATCCAATCCGGCAAGTCCCTCTTCGCCCGCCTGCTCACTTGTCACATCATCGCCAACGCTCCTGGGCCGACGATGGTGCTACAGGCCACCGACCCCGAGGCTAAGGACTTCGCCCTGCGTTACCTCCGCCCGGTCTGGAACAACTGCCCGCCGGTGAAGGCGCGTCTCTCGGGCGACGACCTCGACAGGTCCACCACCGCGGACTTCGACCGCATGACGCTCTACTGCCGCGGCATCTGGAACGAGGCTAACCTTCAGCGCCTGTCCCTGCGTTACACCATCGCCGACGAGTGCTGGATGGCGCCGCCCGGACACTTGGCCGAACTGAGCGCGCGCGTGACGGCGTTCGGTTGGATGGGCAAAAGGGTGTTCTGTTCTCAGGGCGGGCGTGCCGGGCAAGAGTTCCATATTCTCCATGAATCCACCGACCAGCGTGACTGGAACATGAGGTGCCCGAAGTGCGACCACCTTCAGCCGTGGGTCTGGGAACAGATCAGGTTTCCCGAGGACGCCAAGGCGACCGGCACGTGGGACTTGCACAAGGTCAGCGTAGGCACGACCTACGAGTGCGCTGCCTGTCGGACTCATCTGCCTGACACGAACGCCAGCCGTCTCGAGGCCAACGCCCGCGGAACCTTTGTCGCCACATCGGTCGCCGCTAACTCCGGGCACATCGGCCTGCATTGGAACAGCCTTGCGACGATGAGCTGGGGCGAGCTCGGCGTGCTGATGCTCAAGGCTAAGGAATCCGTCGACCAATACGGCGACGAAGAACCGCGGCGCATCTTTAAGCAGAAGCGGCTGGCCATGCCCTGGAGCGAAGAGGGCGGCGAGATGGTGGCGCTGGCGGAGGCCGCCAACTACAAGATGGCCGACCCTTGGGACGCGGAGGCCGCGATCACCCCAAAGGCCCGCGTCGTCGAGCAGAAGGACGCCGTGCCCGGGAGCATCCCTTTCCGCACGATGGGGGTCGACGTCCAGCGTGGCCACTTCTGGGTGACGGTCCGCCGATGGGCCAAGACCGGGCATAGCCGCCTGATGGCCTTCGCCCGCATCGACTCATGGGGCAACGTCGAAGCCTTCGCCAAAAAGCACGGCGTCCATCACGCCATGGTGCTCGTCGACTCGGGCGACAATACGACCGAGGTCTACCGCGAGACGGCCAAGCGGAACTGGAAGACGGCCAAGGGCTCAGGGTCCGACGACTTCGCAGTGACTGACAAGTCCGGCAACACGACCCGCCGCTTCTACTCCGAGAAGCAGTCCATCGTCGTCCCTGGCATCCCACAGCGCGCGATCCTAATCGTCCACTCGGCCACCGCCGGCAAAGACCTCCTGCACGGCTTGCGGGCTCGCCGCGTGTGGAGCTACGCCCTCGACGCCACCCCCGAGTACGTTGAGCAGCTGAGCGCCGAAGTCCGCATCAAGGACAAGCGGACCGGCAAACCCATGTGGATACTTCCCCAGGGCAAGAAGGATAACCATGCTCTCGATTGCGAAATCCTCGCCCTGCTGGCCGCCGTCCGCTGGGGCATCGCCGGGCGGGAAACTGCCGAAACCGACTTGCAACCGTCATGACCCTTGGCAGACTTTCCTCAAGGGTACGTCGTTTAGTGTCGTGGGAGGAAGAGACCTATGGCGTGGGCTGGGCGGCGTACCCCCCTTACGGCTTCCATTCTCGGCAAGTTTAAATGGCCTCTGGACTCTTTATCGGACTTACGGAGTGCGAACTCCTAGACATCAAAGCCAAGGCGGTCGCCATGATCACCGAAGGTAAGACCCTGATGTCCTACTCCGACTCCGGCTCGTCCGCGTCTAAGCAGTTCGCCATGCCCCCGAAGGAGATGCTCGCCGAGGCCATGTTCGCCCTGAGCCGCCTCGACCCTTCGACCTACGGCGCCCGTCGCACGATCATCTCGACCGACTGGCAGAACCGTCAGGACTAACTTTCCATGGCCATCCGCAAGAAGATTAAGACCGTCAGCCTGCGTCCCAAGCCGGTGACGCCTGCCCCGACCGCCCCGCAGCCGCAAGCCTCCTACGGCGATTGGCAGAGCATCGGCGTGACGCGTGCCCGCCGTGCGGCCTACGGCGCCGAACCGCGTGACCTCCGCCGTGACCTGACCCCTTACGACCGCTTGACGATGGTCCGCAAGTGCCGCTGGGCCGAGCGCAACTCCGGGCTGTTTAAGCAAATCCTTGCGGACATCTGCCTCTATACCGTGGGCGACGGCATCAAGCCCCAGAGCCACGCTTCGACCCCTGAGATGCAGGAACGCTACGAGGCTTACTTCGCCGAGAAGGCCAAGCGCATCGACATCACGAACCGCTTCTCGTTCTATCAGGCTCAGTCCATCCTTCTCCGCGGCATGATCCGCGACGGTGACTCGTTCGCCGCCAAGGTGCGTAACGGCGCCGGTGAAGCCAAACTCCAGCTGATGGAAGCCCATCGCGTCGGCGACCCTCTCGAAGGCAAGGTGCCCGAGGGTATGCATGACGGCATCCAGTTCGGTCCTTATGGCGAATACATCGCCGTGAACATCTACCGCTCCGACGGCTCGTCCCGCCAAATCCTCGCCCAGTCGATGATGATGGTGGTCGACCAGGAGTATGCGTCCGGCGCCCGTGGCGTCCCGCTGCTCCAGCACTCCATCAACTCCATCCAGGATGAGATGGAAATCTTGGCCCTCGAGAAGCAGGCCGTGAAGGACAACGGCGACGTCACCCGCATCATCAAGAAGGCGGGCGGCATCCTCGACGGCGACATGGCCAACGAACTCGGGGCGACCGGCACAGGCTCCTACGCCAACCTCGCCAACACGATGGGCGGCAAACTCATCGCCCTTGAGCCCGGGGAGGACATGACGTCCTTCCAGAGCAACCGCCCCAACGCCACCTTCACCGGCTTCCTCGCGGCGCTGGAACGCGACATCTCCCAAGGCGTGCTCCCTTACGAGTTCGTCGGCGATTCGTCCAAGCTCGGCGGCGCCACCGTTCGCCTCATCACCGCCAAGGCTGGCCGAGTCTTCTCGAAGTATCAGACCATCATGATCGAGAACTTCTGCGTTCCGACGTGGGGTTACATCATCGGCCAAGGCATCGCCGCCGGCGAACTCCCTGACGACCCGGATTGGAACCGCGTATCCTGGACGACCCCGAAGTCCGTCACCGTCGACGCCGGCCGCGAAGCCGCAAACGACCGGGCTGACGTTGAGATGGGCCTGCTGTCCATGTCTGAGCTCTACGCCCAGCGCGGCCTAGACTTCCGCACCGAGATGGACAAGCGGGCTTCCGACATGGTGCACATCAAGGACTTGGCCGCCAAGTACGGCATCCCGTTTGAACTGCTGTTCCGTCCGTCCAACACCCCGGTCGGCACGATCAGCGGCGACGTCGAGGAAGGCCCTGAGGCCCCCGAGATGGAGGACGAACCCGCTGACCAGGAAGAGCCCGAATCCGAAGACCAACCTAACTCCTAACTTTATGCGTTTCCTCACTAACGGACTGTCGGGCCGCGAGCCCCTCCTTATCGACCCGACCAAGGCCAAGGACCACGCTGTCCTCGCCGAGAAGTTCGGCTTCACTGATATGCTCGCGCAGCTCTTCGGCGTGGCCCCTAAGCCCTACGTCGTCGACGGCATCGGCATCATCCCGGTCGTCGGCGTGATCGGCAAGGGCCTGTCCCCGCTTGAGAAGATGATGGGCGCCGTGGACGTTAACGAAATCTCCGAGGCTCTGGACGCGTTCGCCGCCAGCCCCGATGTCGAGAAGGTCGCCCTGCAAATCTCTTCCCCTGGTGGCACGGTCACCGGCGTCGAGGAACTCGCCAACAAGGTCCGCTCCTTCGGCAAGCCTACCCTCGCCTACACCGACTCCGAGATGGCGTCCGCCGCCTATTGGATTGGCTCCGCTGCCGACCGCGTCGTCGCCAGCCCCTCCAGCACCGTCGGCTCCATCGGAGTCTACATGGCCATTCCTGATTACTCCGAAGCCGCCAAGATGGCCGGCATCAAGATGGTCGTCATCAAGTCCGGCAAGTTCAAGGGCGCGGGCATCGAAGGCACGTCCCTCGACGAAGGCCAACTCGGCAACCTTCAAGAGGGCGTCGACACGATCCACGCCGAGTTTAAGGAAGCCGTGAACATGAAGCGCAAGATGGTGAAGGCCGAGGCAATGGAAGGCCAGGTCTTCTCCGGCAAGCAGGCCGCCGCCCAGGGCTTGGTCACAGGCTTGGCTGACTCTTTCAACGACGCCCTGCGTTCGTTCTAATTCCATTAACCGCAAATCTAAGATGACCATCGAAGAACAGCTGCTCGCCGCCACCGCCGCCGTCTCTGGCCTCACCGCCGAACGCGACGACCTCCGCACCACTGTCGAGAAGATGACGGTCGGCGTCTCTGCCGAACTCGAAAGC